GAAGAATTGGACACTTTGAATCAAGCTTCTGATGCGGCAAACGTTTTTGTAGATTCGCAGCCCACGTTCACTGAGGGTGGCACCGGAACTACGGCAGCCCCTGGCGGCATTTCTGTCCCAACGTTAGGAGGCATAGGCTCCCTGGGCCGTGGTGGACGGGGTTTTGTCACTCGTGACGACGTCTTGGTCCCTTCTACGGGACAGATGGGTGACATTTACTCTATTCGTCCGGGTGACACGCGGGGCAGGTTTGCGGCACCGGAGTACGTCGATCCGTATGAGCGCACAGTCACAACGTTGCCTATCGATCCAATAGCCGCGGCTCCCGGGTCAGGTAACACAGGGGATACACCTACACCTAGCGGTGGACGAGAATACCCCGATTGGGTAGTTCCACCTCCGCCGGGTACCATGACTACTCAGGTGATGAGTATGGTTACGAATCCCTATACGGGAGAATCGGTTATGGTTCCTAACGGTGGTTATACTGTAGACGACGCTTTAGCTAAAGCGGCGGCTCCTGTGGCGGCTGCTTCGGCAACACCCACTTTAACGCCGACAGGTCAAGCCGTAACAGACTCTATCCCTACGACGAACATGGGTCCTCAACAGCGTACGGCTCAAGAAATATTAACGGCAATGGGTCCCTCAACGTTGTTACAAGATTTCACGCAAAATGACGCAGACGCAATTGCAAACCTACTAGAAACCGGACAAACCAACATAGGGCAGGTAGCTAATACTTTTGATAACGTCGAGGGTTATGATGTTGTAGAGGGCCTTCTTAGGGGAGGGTACGAGACCCCTGCTGAAGTGACAGCGCGCCTAGCTCCGATGAACGAAGGGCTGACGGAAGTAGACTTGATTGCTAACTTACTTAATCAAGATCGAGCGAACCCCGCCGAGGTCGCCTCGTATTACAGTCGTACTGACCCGGATCAGTTTTCGGGGCTCACGGCACAAGGCGTCACGGACTACTTGACCGATTACAACCAACAGAAATCCACCGATTACCTGACAGGGCTTTCGGACGTTGAAGTGGGCAAGTTGATTGATTCGAATGAGTTGACTGCGGCTCAGGCGGCTAGTTTTTACCAAGATCGTTATCCTGGTTTGAGCGAGCAAAACGTTATGGATTCTTTGGGTCAAATGCGAACGCAAGGCCTTCTTGGTAACAACAATGTTGCAGTCATGGCGGAGGGTGGCGTGGTTGAAAAGTCTGACGGCATAGAGTCCTTGCTGGACAACCGTCAACAGGCCGTTAATCGCATGCTTTCCAAAAGAGCCGTCGCGCAGTTCCGAGACGGAGGTGCCGCCGTAAAAAAGCCTTTAGCCCCCGCTAACTTTGCAGGGGGTGGGATTGCCACCAAGCTGATCCAGAAGGGTGCGGAGATGCTTGGGTTTGATGACGCGCGCCAGATAGAAATTACCCGTGAAGCGGTGGATCTTACTAATCAGATGGTAAATGCTGGTCTGGTTGACCCTCAGTTCCGAGTTAAGCTGCGTTTGCCTACGTCGGGTGAGGAGTCTACTCGTCAGAACACGGGCATCGAAGGTGACGAAGAAGTTTTTAACGCAGTTAACCACGCTTTGTTTTCTTACCATGCAGGCAAGAGCCCTCTAGCACGTGCAGGTTCACAGGCTAAGGAGATCTACCAGGGCATACGTCTAGCGGGCGCGGGCAAAGACCCGGGGTCCGAGAGCCTAGACTACTTCAACAACATGTTTGGTTTTGACTTAGCGCGTCAGGGTTTGAGTCCGGAAGAAGCCAAGAGCGCGATTATAGATAACATAGCCAATATTGATAACAAGGGTGCGTTGTCTCGGTTGAGAGCGGGCGAGCCGTTGGTTGTGGGAAAAGACTTGAGCCGCACGGCTGAAGACATTCGTGGTTCTGGTCCGGACGTCAGTGCGTTTGACGTGCTCGCGGGGGTTCAAGGTCTTAAAGACGGGGGCCCACCCGAGAAAGTCCCTGCTTCTGTCTTAGAGGGCCGCGGTAATTTTTATGGCACACCTTACAGCGAGGAGCCCAAGGTAGACACGGGTCAATCTAACCTTACTTTGCAGCAGCGCCTGGATCAGGCAACTCCGCTCGAGCAGTACGCTTATGAGGTGTTGGGGCTAGAGCCCGGGTTAGATCGCGGCATGATTGCGCCTGTCGCAATTAGGCAAAGCGGTGAGAAAGAAGCGGCTTTCCCTGCTCTAGCTTACGACTCGTTAAAAGCTATGTTGGCTCCAGGTGCTGCGCTTAGTGGAAGAGAAGTCACGCCGGAAGAGACTATTGAGCTTGCCATGGAAACCATGGGCGGCGGTGCAGCTATGCCTGGCGTGGACATCGGTGGAGACTTCATGGCCGGTATGGCGGCTAAGCCCAAGGGTGGAGCATTCCTGCCTATGCGTCCAGAAGAAGATCCGTTTAGCCCTCGTTTTAACATGTTTAATGAGCCGTCGTACTATTCGGAAGCGGGCCAAGAAACTATCCCAGCTAATTACGCTAAAAACCTAATAGAAGCAGGAATGGACGAAAGTTTAGCAATGGACATTGCTAAACGTGCTGAAAACTATTTTAAAAAGTCTTTTGGCACTGGGTCCGACCCCCTAAAAATAAAAATATTAGAAGGGCAGATAGAGCCTAATCTTACCAATCCTGAGATGAACCCGGAATTTGAAATACCTTCGGACGTGTTGAGGCAAGCTAGAGAAGATTTTGCGGCGGCTAAAACAGATCCGTCTAAAGCAAACTCGCCTAGTTTAATGATGTTTGAAGAAGCTTATGATCGAGCCACTAACCTTCGTGTAGAAGCTAATATCTCAGAAAAAAACTATGTCCGAGAAAAAGAAGCTTTGGTAGAGCAGCAAGCTGAAAGAATGACAAACGAAGGGGTAAGCTCCTCATTTCAAAACCAACCCGTAATGGGTCCTATAGACCCAGATGAAATCACTCCGGAAATGTTAGAGAACCCGGCTTTTTCCAGAGCTTTGGAAGAAGGCGAGGCGCTTTACGACATATACCCTTACGGATTATCTAGGAGTCCGTTAGACATGGTCCTCCCCGAAGAAACAACTCTTCAAGGAATAATGGCTTTGTCTCCAGATAAACTAAAAAACATGTCTTTCCCAGACATCATAGCCAATGCTAACAACAATGTTGAAGCAAAAGATCTGAAGACGATGAGAAACTTTTCAGAGGACCTTGAGCTTTCTAGGGCGGATCTACCGTACGAGGCTCCAACTACGCCCCTAGCGATTCAACAAGTATTACAAGGCCCCCTCCCCGAACCTAGGTTTTTGCTAGAAAAAGGGGTTGAACAAGTGGTTGATGTGGGCAACGACTCTTGGTTCCGAATTACAAATCCTTTGTATACCAAGTTAGAGGGGGCACTAATGGACCACTCTGTTGGTGGCTACGCTAAAACGGGGGAGTACAATTTAGGGGGGCGTAAGGCTATAGAATCGGGCAGAGCGGGGGTATTTTCGCTTAGAAACAATCAGTCAGGTCGTCCTAGGGTGACAGTAGAAATAGATTTTAAAGACCCCGATCGTCCTTTGCCTACTAAACACCAGTATGGCCCCCAAAACTCGGCTATCCAACCAAAGGATTACGATAACTTGTTTACTTTATTTGACGAGGTTGGCGTTCTTACACAAGATTTACCCCAACATTTGCAACCGGCTTATAAAGAGTTTAAGCAAACAGGCGTCTCTAGACTGGATGATTATTATGGTACTCCCGATGTATAATATGTTCCACGTGGAACATTAACGAACCGCAAAGGTAAATAAAATGGCAGAAGGTGACAACATAACTCCAATGGTAGAGCGTCGGGAAGACCCGATAGAGCTAACTATTGAGGATCAGATGGACATTGCCGCGCCTAACTCTATGGAGCGCATGCCCCGAGAAGGTATGGACGTAGAAATCATAGAAGACGAGGAAGGTGGCGTAATCATTGATTTCGATCCGTCTATGCGAGACGTGGACGAAGGCGACTTTAATCGAAACCTTGCGGAAGAAATGGAGCGAGGCGAGCTGGGGGCCGTGGCCAATGAGCTAGTGGCTGAGTACGATTCAGGCAAGGCTTCGCGCCAGGATTGGGAAGACACCTACCGAAACGGTCTGGAGTTGCTTGGTTTTACCTACGAAGAGCGAACAATGCCCTTCAGAGGGGCCACAGGCGTCACACACCCGCTTTTAGCAGAAGCTGCCACCCAGTTTCAAGCGCAAGCGTTTAACGAGCTACTGCCCCCTGACGGCCCTGTACGCACGTCTGTGCTAGGTACACCTACCAAAGAAAAAGAACAACAGGCCCGACGGGTCAAAGAATTCATGAATTACTACATTACTAACATAATGGAGGAATACACCCCTGAATTCGATCAGATGTTGTTCTACTTGCCCTTGGCAGGTTCGACTTTTAAGAAAGTCTACTTTGACGAGTCTTTAAACCGCGTTGTCAGCAAGTTTGTTCCGGCGGAAAACCTGGTTGTGCCCTACGAGACAAGCAGTTTAGAGAGCTGTCCGTGCATTACTAACGTCGTTTCTATGCCGTTAAACCAATTGCGCAAGCTACAGGTGTCTGGTTTTTATTTAGACGTACCTGTGTTGCCCGGTCAAGACACGGGCGATGAGCTGACAGACGAAATGGACAAGATCGAAGGTGTTCACGCGTCTCAGATTAGTCACGATGTGACTTTGCTAGAGTTTCATGCGGAGTTAGATCTAACTGGGTTCGAAGATGTAGACGAATCAGGTGATGAAACGGGTATTAAACTGCCGTATATCGTTACTGTGGTCGAAAATAGCGGAGTTGTGTTGTCCGTTCGCCGTAATTACGCCGAGGACGACGAAGAACGCAAGAAAATTCAATACTTTGTTCACTACAAGTTCCTTCCTGGTTTTGGTTTCTATGGTTTGGGGCTTATTCACACAATTGGAGGCCTGTCTAGGACGGCCACAGCGGCTCTCAGGCAGCTCATAGACGCCGGTACGTTGTCTAACTTACCTGCGGGCTTTAAAGCGCGTGGAATGCGTATAAGAGACGATTCGGACCCACTGCAACCCGGAGAGTTCCGAGATGTAGACGCGCCAGGTGGATCGATCCGAGACAGCTTGATTCCGTTACCGTTTAAGGGACCGGATACTACACTATTTCAGCTCTTAGGGTTTGTAGTAGATGCCGGAAAACGCTTTGCTACGATTACGGACCTAAAAGTCGGGGACGGTAACCAGAACGCGGCGGTTGGCACGACAGTGGCTATGCTTGAGCAGGGTAGCCGAGTGATGAGTGCGGTTCATAAGCGTCTTCATTACTCTATGCGCCAGGAATTTAAGCTCCTTACCCGTGTAATGCACGAATCATTACCGCAGGAATATCCTTTTTCTGTTGCAGGTGGTGATGAAACCATCATGGCGGAAGATTTTGACGACCGAGTAGACGTAATTCCGGTTTCTAACCCTAATATCTTCTCTCAGGCTCAGCGCATTGCTTTGGCACAGTCTCAGCTTCAAATGGCGACTCAAGCCCCTCAAATGCACAACATGCACGAGGCTTTCCGCCGCATGTACGAAGCTCTGGGGGTGAAAGACGTAGATAAGATTTTGAACGCTCCAAGTAGCGCAGAGCCAATACCTAAAGACCCTGCGCAAGAGAACATTGATGCTCTAGATAGCGCAAGTCTTAAGGCGTTTGATGGGCAGAATCACGATGCGCATATCGTTTCGCACATTTTGTTTAGTGCGTCGCCTATTGCGGGTCAGTCTCCGGCTATTCTTGCTTCGTTGCAAAAACACGTAACAGAGCACGTTAAGATTAAGGCCGAAGAAACAGCGGTGATGCAGTTTATGCAGCAAAGCCAGGGCCAACCGCCTACAGACGATCAAATGCTTGAAATTGAAATGATGATTGCTCAAAACATTGCTCAAGAGTTGCAAAACGTGCGTCAGTTGAGCATGGAAATTGCAGGTCAAGGCCAACAACAGCCTCAAGGACCAGATCCGTTAATTGCTTTGAAAGAGAAAGAAATAGGCATTAAAGAGCAACAAACAATGGCGGATATCCAAGAAGGCCAAGTTAAACTAGACTTAGAGCGCCAAAAGATGATGGAGCGTAGTCGTCAGTTTGATGATCGGCTTCAAAGCCAGGAGCAAATGACCGCTCAACGATTGAACGCGCAAGCGGAAAGAGAACTATTACGATTACGTGCTAACAGAGGAAACCAATCATGAGAACAGTAAAAGTTAACGGAACGGCCCCCGGAAAAGCCCCTGCGGCTACTAATTATGCGGACATTAAAGACCAAGGTCGCATACCTTATGCTCAGGCGACTGAGGAAAAAACCCCCAATACTGAAAAAGGTATTGTGACCAAAGGCAAAAGCCGTGGTATGGGCGCTATGCTTCGCGGCGGTGATTTTACTATTTGTTAGGAGAGCCTTATGCCTTTGATGAGAGGAAACAACCCTAAGCAGATAAGTTCTAACATACGTAAGCTTAAAAAAGAGGGTTACCCACAGGATCAGTCGGTGGCTATTGCTTTAGCTAAGGCGGAGGGACCCCGTAAAATGTCTAATGGTGGCGCGTTAAAAGCGTTTAGCCCCATTGTTATCCGTAAACAACGTTTCCAAGGGGTGTTCTAGCCCCTTTTTGTTTCTAATTTTAAAAGTATACGATATACTCCAATGATATAGGATTTTCCTATACGGAGGAGCTATGGAGGACATTTACATCGTTCAGTTTATCCAAAGGATAATCAAAGAGCGCAAAAGTAACGTGTTAGACCTACTCGAAAATAATGGAATAAATTCAATGGAACAATATTCGTCTTTAATGGGCGAACTAAGTTCTTTGAATTATGTCCAACAGGAACTCTCGGACCTGCTAGAAAAACAGGAGCGTATGCATGATTGAAGTGCCAGGCTATTTAGCCAAAGAACTAGAAGCGGAAAAGAAAGTTAAGCAAGAGCAAGTCGCTCAAGCTAAAGCCGAAACTGAGGAAAAAGAAGGCGTAGCAGGCATGTACGTCGATTCTAAAGCCCGCATTCTAGACCCCACAAAAGCTGATAAATCTATGATAGAGCGCATGCCTAACCCTACTGGGTGGCGAATGCTTATTCTTCCTTACCGCGGCAAAGCCACAACTGACGGAGGTATTATCCTCACAAATAAGAGTTTGGATGACGGCCAAGTTCAAACGGTTGTTGGATATGTCTTAAAGCAGGGGCCCCTGGCTTACGGCGATAAAGACAAGTTTCCGGATGGACCGTGGTGTAAAGAAAAAGATTGGGTCGTTTTTGCTCGCTATGCGGGTTCTAGGTTTCGCATAGAAGGAGGCGAAGTTCGTCTTCTTAACGACGATGAAATTTTGGCAACAATTGACGATCCGGAAGATATCATTAGCTTTTAAAGGAGCTTGGCATGAGTGAAGAAAAAATTAGTGTCGATGACGGCACTGTAGAGATAGACGTGGGCGAGGGTTTTGAAGGCCAAGAGGTCGAGATAGAGGACGTTGAGACGTCTGAAGACTCCGAAGTTTCGGAAAAACAACTTTCTAGCAAGGATGAAGAACACGAAGAGCACGAAGAGTACTCTCAAAGCGTAAAGAAGCGCATAGATCGTCTGACCAAAAAAATGCGAGAAGCCGAAAGACAGCGCGAAGAAGCGCTTAAATACGCTCAAGGCGTTCAGTCCGAATCAGAACAAGTCAAGGCTAAGCTTAAAGCTGTGGATAACGGCTTTTTAAACGAGTACGGCGGACGCATTTCGGCAGAAAAAGCTACGGCACAGGAAGCTTTCAAACGAGCTATTTCTGTTGGAGACCCTGAAGCGACCTTAGAAGCTCAAAACAAACTTACTTCTCTTCAGTTTGCCGAGTCTAAGCTGGAAGAAGCTAGGCGTGCCCAATCTCGTCAACAACCACAAGAACAGCCGCAAGAGCAGCAGCAGTATCAACAGCCGCAGCAGCAGCAGCAGTATCAACCACAACCACAACCACAACCACAACCGGCTCCTAAAGCTGACCCACGAGCGGAAAAGTGGGCGGAAAGGAACGAATGGTTTGGGGAAGACAATACCATGACCTTTGCTGCGTATGGGATACACAAACAACTCGTTGACGAAGCATTTGACCCGACAAGCAATGACTATTATGATGAGCTAGATAAACGAATTCGAGGGGAGTTCCCTCACAAGTTTTCTGATACCGGGGCTAAGCGACGAACCGCCCAAACTGTCGCTGGCGTATCTCGCACAAGTTCGTCAAACGGGCGCAAACAGGTAAAACTCACACCAAGCCAAGTCGCTATTGCGAAGAAATTAGGTGTGCCACTCGAAGAATACGCGAAATATGTCAAATAAGGAGACGATTATGACTGCTAAGAAACAAGGTTTTGAAGGTATCGATCGTGCTCCTCGCGCTAAAGACAGCAGGGAGAAAGAGCAACGGCGTAAGCCTTGGGCTCCCCCATCCATGTTAGAGGCACCGCCTGCACCCGAAGGGTACAAGCACCGGTGGATACGTACAGAGGTTCGTGGTTTTGACGACCGCAAGAACATTTCTGCGCGTATGAGAGAAGGATATGAGCTTGTAAGAGCTGATGAATACCCTGATTTCGAAGCACCGGTAGTAGATTCAGGTAAATATGAAGGTGTTTTTGGCGTTGGAGGACTTTTACTCGCACGCATTCCATTAGAAACCCTAGCGGAAAGATCCGACTACTTTGCCGGAAAAACGCAGGATCTTATGGATGCTGTCGATCACGACATGCTGCGAGAAAATGCTCACTCAACCATGGCGATCAATAAACCCGATCGTCAATCTCGTGTAACTTTTGGTGGCTCTAGAAAGAATTAAGCCGCCCCTTTAGGAGAAATACATCATGGCAAATCAAGCAACTGCCTATGGTCTTCGCCCTATTGGACTTGTTGGTAGCGGTGTAAATAGTACGGGTGTTACCCAGTATGAAATTGCCTCTAACAACACCAATGCTATATTCCAATATAGTATTTGTGTCCCTACATCGGCCGGTACTATCGACCAAGCAGGGGATACAGCAGGCGGCACTGTCGCCGCATTGGGAGTCCTAATGGGTGTTGAGTACGTTGATTCGGTTTCAAAGAAGCCTGTATTTATTAACTATTGGCCCGGTTCTGGTAGCGTCAGCGTGGATACTAACCATCCTGTTAAAGCTTTCGTAGCAGATAATCCGAACCAATTGTTCCAGGTTTCTACGGATGCGACGTTTACAAACAGAGCAACTGCTCTAGCTGCTGTTTTCAGTAACGCTTCTTTGGGCACTTCTGCCCGAACAGGTGCTACGGCTAATGGAAACTCCAATTCTCAGTTTAACGTGGCATCTGTAGCAGTTACAGCTACGTTACCGTTGAGAGTTGTTGGAATTGTTGACGATGAAGCAAATAGCGATTACACAGCAGCGGGTATCCCGATGATTGTGCGTCTAAATGCTCACGCTAACGCTAACGCTGGTGGTTTTGCTTCACAAACCACTGCAATAACCACAGGCATTTAAGAGGGCTAAATCATGGCTATATCTCGCGCACAACTAGCGAAAGAGCTGGAACCCGGACTAAATGCTTTGTTCGGTTTAGAGTATGATCGTTATGAAAACGAGCACGCAGAAATCTTCGACGAAGAATCTTCTGATCGTGCATTTGAAGAAGAGGTGATGTTGTCAGGATTTGGTACGGCCCCCGTTAAAAATGAGGGTAATGCCATATCGTTTGATGACGCGCAGGAGACTTACACTGCACGTTATACACACGAGACCATTGCTTTGGCTTTCAGCATTACTGAAGAAGCGGTTGAGGACAATCTTTACGATCGTCTTGCAGCCCGCTATACACGCGCTCTTGCACGCTCAATGTCCCAGACTAAGCAGATTAAAGCTGCTTCAGTCTTGAACAATGCGTTCAATACAGCAGTGCCTGTAGGCGATGGTGCGGCACTTTGTTCCGCAGCTCACCCTTCATTGTCGGGCAACCAAGCCAACCTTTTGGCCACTCCGGCCGACCTTAACGAGACGTCTCTTGAGCAAATGCTCATTGACATCGCGGGTCTAACGGACGAGCGTGGTATGAAGATTGCGGTTCGTGGTATGAAACTGATTATTCCTAAAGAACTGCAATTCATTGCAGAGCGAGTAATTAACTCTAACCTGCGTCCTGGCACTGCCGATAACGACATCAATGCGACTAAGTCTATGGGGATGATTCCTGACGGTGCGGTGGTAAACCACTTCCTCACTGATACAGACAACTTCTTCATTAAGACTGATGCTCCTAACGGTTTTAAGATGTTCAACAGAACTCCTCTTAAGACTGCGATGGAAGGCGACTTTGACACAGGTAACATGCGATTCAAGGCCCGTGAGCGTTACAGCTTCGGCGTCTCAGATTGGCGTGCTGTGTACGGTAGCGGCTCATAAGACTTCGGTCTTTTTAGGAAAAGGGGTGGCTTGTGCTGCCCCTTTTTTTATCGTATCTTATATATGTCCCTGACAGTCGCATCCCGCGGCTGACACTAGCCACGACAGGAGATCTTCATGGCGACTACTACTTTTTCTGGTCCTATTAAGGCCGGCACAATTCGCAACACCACGGGTACTACCGTTGGCACAGATGTAGCTAATGCTGGTTTTGTAACAATGGCCCAATCTATTATTGTAGATATTACCGGTGCCAGTGCTTTAAACCAAAGCGTTGCCATAGTCCCGGCTAACTCTCAAATAATTGACGTTATCTTAAACGTCACTACCGCTAACACTGACACGGGTGCGGCCACCGTATCGGTAGGCACCGCCGCAGATGCAGATGCTTTCCTAGCCGCGATAAATGTCAAAGCCCTGGCTACGACCCATGGTACTTTGGACGCCGAAGCCACTAATGTTGGCACTACGGACCTAGAGGTTCTTGCGGATTTCACAGGGGCTAATGGTGATGGCACGGGTGCCGGAACTGTTACGGTTGTGTACCTTCAGAATAACAATCTTACATAAGCTACTTTTAAGGAGAAGCGTATATGTCGGGTTCTGATACTTTAGCAAAAAGAGTAACTGGCACCGGCTCTGTCGGTGTTGGTCCTGCTCGTGTTCGGGGGTTCCAAGTAACCACTAGTGCTGGGGCGGGAAGGCTTACCATAACGCAAGGAAATGGTGGCGCTACGGCTATAGACATAGATTTCGGGGCAAGCACTTCTGATTCGGTTTTTATACCGGATGAGGGCGTAAGAGTGTCCGATATATATGTTTCGGCTTTAACGAATATAACTGCTGTAACTATATTCTATAATTAACTCGGGGGTTTTATGGCCACTACAAAGGCTGTTAAAAGAACACCTTCTGGTAGAGTTTCTTATAGAGGCGAGACGTTTTCCGGCTATAACAAGCCAAAAAGGACGTCTGGCGGTAGCAAGAAGTTCGCAGTGTTGGCTAAAAAAGGCGATGACGTAAAGCTTGTCCGTTTTGGGGACCCGAATATGACCATTAAAAAGGACATCCCCGCTAGACGAGCAAGCTTTAGAGCACGTCATAACTGTGATACAGCCAAAGACAAGTTCTCGGCCCGTTACTGGAGTTGCAAGAAATGGTAGGTAACGAGACTTTAGAGAAGGAAGTAAACGACGTAAAGCGCCAGATGGCCGTCGTTGAAACCATTTTGAACCGCATTGAGAATAATCATCTTGATCACATGGAAGATGATATACGTGATTTGCGGAACAAAAACTGGATGATTTTGGCCGGTATTGCTAGTCAACTCTCTGCGACATTAGTCGCGGTTGTTATGATGATATTAGGTTAGGAGAATTATCATGGATCAAGGTTCTAATTGCAGTCCCCGTAAAAGAGAAGCCATGGGTATGATGTATGGCGGAGAAGTTAAGCCTAAGAAAATGGCTAAAGGCGGTTGTGCCGTCAAAGGCATGAAAGTTGGCGGACCCGTAAAAATGAATAAAGGCGGTTGTGCCGTTAGAGGCATGAAGTAAGTATGCTTAAATGTAAAGGCATGGGAAAAGTCCGTAACGGATTAAAAGTTACGGGCTATGCCGATGGCGGAGTAGCCACCAAGAAGGGAAAGTTCCCGGATCTTAACAAGGACGGGAAAGTGACTCGTGCGGACGTGTTGAAAGGCCGCGGAGTCCCCGGTTTTAAAGAGGGCGGAGCCGCCAGTAAAGACGCTTGTTACCGTAAGGTTAAGGCGCGTTATAAGGTCTTCCCTTCTGCCTACGCTTCTGGTGCGATAGCCAAGTGCCGTAAAGTTGGCGCTAAGAACTGGGGGAATAAATCCCGTGGCAGTTCGTAAGACTAAGAAAGGCGCAGACCTTAAACGGTGGTTTAAGGAAGAGTGGGTAGACGTTCGCACGGGTAAGAAATGTGGACGAAAAGAAGGCGAGAAGCGGGGAACCCCGTACTGCCGACCCAAAAAGCGCGTTTCTAGTAAGACTCCTAAGACCGCGGGTGAAATGACTGCGGCAGAGAAAAAGTCCCGCGTAGCGCAAAAGAAGCGGCAAGGGCAACCGGCGGGTAAACCTAAGCGTGTAGCATCGCTAAAAAGGAAGAAGAAATAATGGCTAAGGGCGTAAACCACTACTTTAAAGACGGTAAAGCGCACACCGGGGGGACGCACAAACACTCGGACGGGACTTTAATGACCGGAAAAACTATGTCGTCTAAGTCTAAAAAATTGTTTCATTACAAAGATTTATCTAAAACTGCGCAGAACAAAGCGCGGGAAAGCTGGGGCAAATAATGGCTGTTTCTGGATCAAAGGATTTTGAACTAGACGTCTCTGATTATATCGAAGAGGCGTTTGAGCGATGCGGAAAAGAGATGCGTACGGGTTACGATCTTAAGACCGCTAAACGCTCTTTAAATCTTTTGTTTGCAGATTGGGCTAACAGAGGCTTAAACCAGTGGACTATTCAGCAGGTGACCACCACGCTGACTCAGGGTGTATCGGATATTACGGTAGGCGCGGACACCATTGATATTTTGTCCATAGTGGTTCGCCGGGACAACACGGATTACGGCATACAACGTTTGAGTAGGGATGATTACATTAATATTCCGAATAAAACGCAACAGTCTAGGTCGTCACAATGGTTTCTAGACCGCTTAATTAGCCCCGTTTTGAAGCTTTGGCCGGTTCCAGACAATAGCACGGACCAAATTATTTATAATCGTTTAGTTCGATTAGACGACGCAGATTCGGCGACTAATACGTTGCAGATACCTTTTCGCTTCTACCCAGCGCTTGCCGCGGGTTTGGCTTACTACATAGCCATTAAAAAAGCGCCGGACCGCATACAGCTTCTTAAAGCTCTGTACGAAGAAGAGATGCAGCGTGCGATGGACGAAGACCGAGACAGGGCTTCGTTTAACGTGGTACCTAGTTTAGCTTATTCCAGAGGTAGATAATGGGTAAGTTTGCTGTCGGCAAAAAAGCTTATGGCATTTCGGACCGTTCAGGCTTTCGTTACAGACTTAACGACATGCAGAAAGAGTGGACGGGAATGCTTGTTGGTAAGGACGAGTTCGAGGTCAAACAGCCTCAACTAAACCCTCGTCGCAAGGTAATCGACCCTCAAGCTTTAAAAGATGCTCGCCCGGACAGGGTTGAGCCAACGGTTGTTTATGCGGGGCTTCCTTTAGTTACCGCTCCTGATTTAGGCCCGGTCACTGGTTTTGGTCAAGTAGGTAGCGTTACGGTGGTGATTACATGAGTTTTACGTACGACCAGCTTAAAACAGCGATACAGGACTACACTCAGAACGAAGAGACTAGTTTTGTTAACAACCTGCCGTTGTTTATTCGTGTGGCCGAAGAGCGCATTCTTAAGAACGTGCAGCTAACGTTGTTCCGCAAGAACGCCACTGCAAACACAACGGCCAGCAACCAGTATCTTGCTGCACCTAGCGACTTTTTAGCGCCGTTTTCTTTGTCTTTTACGGACGGAAATAACGATAAAACTTTCTTAGAATACAAAGACGTAAACTTTGTCCAGTCGTTTAACACTGATTCGAGCACTACCGGGAACCCCCGGTACTATGCTTTATTTGACGTCAACAACTTTTTAATAGGACCGACTCCGAACAGTAATTACGTGGTGGAGCTCCATTATTTTTATCGCCCGGCTAGTTTAACAGCGGGAGCGGGAAGCGGAACAACTTGGTTGAGCGAAAATGCCGAGTTGTCTCTTCTGTACGGATGCTTGATAGAAGCTTATACGTACATGAAAGGAGAGCCTGATATCATGCAAGCATATGAAAAGCGCTTTACCGAAGCCGTTATTTCATTAAAGAACTTCGGTGAAGCTAAAGAAGTCACTGATGCGTATCGAACCGGACTTATCATTAGAGATAAAGCTTAATTTAAGAGGAAAGTAAAATGGCTATTTCACAAGCTATGGCAACATCATTCAAAGTTCAAATCCTTGGTGGAGACTTTGACTTTGCTTCGGGCACGTCACAGGTCTTTAAGCTGGCT